GCCGTTTCTAAAAATTTGTGTACCCTTTATACCATAAATGCTCGCCACGACAAGGATCCATAAATTTGTAAACCAGCTCGGAAGCTGTGAGAACATATCAAAGAACAATTTTACTTTTTCCATTGCTCCCGGATCATCCGATACCACGGCCCAAGCCAAAATTACCACGGGCAAACTAAGAATTATCAAAACTGCCTCGTCTTTCCAGTCTGATTGACGGGCTTCTAAAAGTTTTCCCTGGTAAGCTTCTTTACCTTCAGCCATACGAGAGGCATGCATAAGCTGTGCTTCTGACATTGCCATTTTCGTTTTCTGCTTGTTAGCATAAATTTTACTACCAGCAGAAACGGCTAATTTAATTGCCGATAACCACATAATTTAGTACCAAGTTGCTTCTTTTTTCTTTTCAGCTAACATTCTTTTAGTTCCTCTAACCTTTTCCTTGTCTCCAGTAGGAATATAGTTAACAGAACCATTAGATGTAGTCTTGGATCTAGGATCAATTTCCAAATTTTGTTCTGGAATTTTGATTTCCGTTGATTTTTTATAATTTATCATAATATTTTCTCCTTAACATTAATCGTCGTTCATTACAACAGCTGCTTGATCAATTCCTGACTTTGCAAGACTGACTCCAGCTCGTAATTTTGCTAAATCTTCGTTTTGTTCCATTTTTTCTTCTGCAATATCGCCTGCTTGCATCAATCTAGCTTTAGCAATATCGTTTTGAGCCTTATCATAGTCTTTTTTACGCTCATTTTCCATTGCACGTAAGTCAACTTCACGTGATTTTAGTTTTAGAAGGGGATCACCATCAAATTGTGATGTTATTTTGTTTTCTTCCTTCATAAAATCTTCTGTCATTTCAGAAATTAGCACAGCTTTTCGTGCTTCTACTTGTTGAGTCATCTGTTGTAGCTGTTGAGCTACGTTAGGATCTTGTGCAGCCGACATTTGCATCTGTTGCATCTGTTGTAACTGCTCTCTAAACTCCAATTGTATCTGTTCTTGTGCCATCAATGATATATGCTCCAAAATATTTTTCTGTATTGCACTCATAACTGCAGGATTATTTCTAACCATGTTAGTTGCCATAAAATTTAAGTGGGCTGTAATGTGTGCTTGGTGATCTTGACCAGGAAAAGCTTGAAAAGGTTTACCAGCTAACGCATCAATGTGTTCTAATGATGGATCTTTTGGTGCAGTTGGTGCTGGTGGAGGTAAAATTGCATCTACATTTTTTACACCGATCGCTTCATACATATTTCTGTATACTTGATACAGGTTATGTAGTTGTGGATTTGATGTTGCAAGTTGTAATTCTGTTTGTGCCATTGTAATTCTCTGACTCATTGAGAATATATTAGGATCAGCTACAGGAACTACATCTATTCTGTCATCAAAATCTGCTTGCTTAATTGTTCTTGCACCACCGACTACATCATACGGATATTCTGGTGGTAAATATTGTGAAACAACTTTAGATAATAATTTAAATTCTTGTTTCATACCTGCATATAATCTTTTGTGAATTGCAGACATGACTCTTGAACCACGTTCTAGTAATGCAATTGTTGTACCAACAGCTGCATTTTGTTTTGTGTCACCAACTTGCATATCAGCTATTGCTGCAAATCTTTGACCTGCTTGAACTACAACACCTAACAATTGTAATAACGTAGGTGATGGTTCTTTGTATGGTAATGGAAAAAATGCATCTCGTAAATTACCGCCTGGTGCATCTACATCTTTAAATTCACCTGGTTGTATTGGAGCTGCTTCATCTCTAACTCTAACGCCTCTCTGTTTAAATCCAGCAGGTAAGTTTGCTAATGTACCTGCGTCTAATAATTGACGGAGAGCAGAAGTTGCAGTTCTGCTCAATCCGCCAATCATGTGAATGAGTCCAAAGCCATAAAATCCTAGTCCTGGCAGAAATTTGAAGTGGACGAAATATTGGATCTTATTTTTCTTAGGCTCATTGGGCGCATAGTTTCTCCGTATGGAGAGAACTAATCGGCTGCCTTCTTCTACAGTTACTATGTAGGGCAATTTTATTCCTGTAGGTTGACCTTCTGCGTCAACCTCTTCGAAACCTTCTAAATCTAAATTTACATGACACTCTAATAAATTGTAAACTGGTTCTTGTTTACCAGTTTTTTTAGTGCCATCTAATTCACGTTCTTTTTTTTCTAATTCATTATCTGTTACTGAACCTGGAGGACCTAATTCTACATCTCTGTAAAAACCACCTACTTGTTGTTTTCTCAACTCATTCTCAGAGATTTTTACAGTATGTATTATTGATTCCGCATCATCCAAACTTGTTGCTGTATATGGTACAACTAATTCATCTGCAGGTACAAACTTAGACACAACTCTTCCCATGTTTGTATCGTAATAAACTTTTTTAAATGTTGATCCTGCAAGAGGTAAATGAAATAACATAGAATCAAACTCAGGTTCATACTCTTTCATTTGATCCATAATTAAATAATTTAAATAATCTTTAACACGTTGTGACTGTTGTTCTGTTGCCGGATTCTTTGCTCCTATCACTTGTGTTCTGACTGGTCCGTCAGCCGGTAATAATTCTTTGTAAGCTTGTGCTTGAAATTGAGTTACTGCTTCTGCAAGAACTGGGTGTGTTGCACCTGAAGCTCCTTGAAATGGTTCTGATCTATTTTCATATTTAAAACCTAGAAGATCTAAACCTTGTGTGTAAGATTGTTCCCATTCTTTTCTTGATGATTTATAATCTAAATAATTTGTAACTAAATCTGAACCGATTGGTGATAAAATTTCATCTGGTAAAATATCTGCTAGATTATCAAAATGAGATTCTGTACCCGGTACATTGATTGCACCTGGCTCAAAATTTAATGTAACACCACCATCTTCTTCTGGTGTAACTTCTACTGGATTTTGCTCTTCTTGTTCCTGAACATTAACGTCAGCGACATCTTCTGGTTTGATCTCTACTTCAGCTCTTGTGTTCGGGAGTCCTTTATCTATATCTGCCATTTATACTCCTAAAGTTTCTTAACACGTTTAATTAACGAAGGCAACCCTTGTGAGTTAGGTCCTTTTTCTGGTGGTGGGCCTGACTTATCTCCTATCAATCCACCATCTTTTGCACCTTCAAATGCTAGAGCTTCTTGTTGAGCTCTTAGTTGTTGTCTTTGTTCTGGTGACATCGCTTTTAGTTCACCTATTCTTTTTTTAGTATATTTTCCTGCTTGATACAAACCTTCTGCACCTAATGATGCAATACCAAGTGGTGATGCTATTCTTGCAGCCCTTAACGCAAGTTTAGTTGGTAAACCTAAATTTAAAGCTTGTTGTATACCTTTTTGTAATGCTCTGTTTTTCATTCCTCTTGTTGCACCAATACTTGCCTTAACAAGTTCAGGTGCAAAAGCTGCTTCTGCTCCTAAACTTAATCTACCTGCTGGTGTCGTTAAATCTAATTCACCAAGTCCTGCGGTTTGTAAAGCAACTCCAGTTGGAGTAAAAGCACCTGTCGCTAATCTTTTTAAAATGTTTCTACCTGTTTTAGTTGTGGCTGCAGCCGCTGCTGTTCCTGCAGCTGTTGTAAAAGGGTTTCTTTGTATAAAATTTTTTTCCTCCTTTACAGGTCTAACACCTATACTAGAATCAAGACCCGCGGTTAATGGAAAACCTCCTGCTCCTGTAAAATCATCATTTAAAGATGCGATACGAGGAATTTTTCTTAAAATTTTTTTAAAAGAATCAGGGGTTGCGTTATTTATTTTGTCAAATAATTTTTTTTCATCAAACTCATTAAACCCTTTTTTAAGAGTATTAATCATTTGCTTATATGTAGAACTATTTGGATTAATAACTTCTTTTCTTAATTGTGGAATGGTTCTTAAATCTTTAGGTATTACAAAAGAATATTTTTGTGTTGCAAAAACATCATCAAAAGCTTTTTTATAAGTTGTATTAAAATTTTTATAATTAGTTATTGTATTTTTTGGTGCATCAAAACTCATTTTAGGAATGGTTATTTTTTTAGCTCCTCTTAATCTCCCCTGATTAAGATTGTTCTCTACTTTAGTTGCTGCAGAGTTATATTTGTCTTTTGCTAATTTAGCTTCTTT